CCACTGCGTTATCTCCGTCAGCGAGAAAATCAAAGCCAGTACCAATGCTACGGGCAACCAACAACACCAAACAACACATTATCAACGTATTGCCCAGGCCGGTGTTGAAGTCACCAGAAGCACGAACACCCTTAACCGAAAACCTCACACCGCCCGTCCCAACCCCAGAGAACTCTAGCTGCCAACCTAGAAGCTCCCTCAGCCTAGGGTCAGAACACAGTGTGGTATACACCTTGTGCTCACACGCCAACTGCCAGTCTCGTACATGTGACTCGAAGCTCTTACCGTCCACTTCGAACGCCACTAGGTTAGGCCTAGAATTTAACTTCCGGCGAATGAGATCAGCCCTCTCTTCCGAAGACAGGCCCTTTCCAATCAAACGGGTCCGAGTAAAGCACCTACCCCAACCACGGAAGGCGCCATACACATCGTGCTCTATGGGCTTGAGGAACGAAGCCAGCTCCAGGTTATACCTGGGTGACCTCCCCATGATCACCCGGGGTTTGTAAACCTTGTAACCCTTCAAAGGCTCGCCCTTTACAAACGCCTTCACTTTAGAATCAGCTCTGGTACAAAGACCATCATTGCGGAGTGAAGCTAGCGCCTGTTCATATCGCACTTTCAGCCTCTTTTGCTTATAAGAGGCAACAACCCGTTCGAACTCCCACGGTAGCACGCTACCCACCCTCGACTTTAAGACGTTGCACAGTTCACGACTCACCACCTCGTACAACGCCCTGCCCAAAATCGAGGGCTCCGGCACGGGAGCCATGGTGCGCTGGGCTAGCCCAGCCACCATGTTGTGGGCACAGGACCTGTGCACCTGGGGGTGCCATACCCCCCCCACGCTAGGGGTATAGCAGCGGTACATAACACGGGGACCGCCCTCGCACAGAAGAGCCTCGTTCGGTCCAGGTCGCAGCTCGCAACCGCTACGCAATGGATATGACCCCACTCCGCAGCAGTACGAAAAGGACCTCCCGAAGCTCCCCTAAGCGGGAAGTGTTAGAGGGGCGCACCCAGCCCCAGACAAAAAGGATCCTCGCGTCCCACCGAACCGCAAGGACGGGCGCAGAACATCCCACCACGACCCACCACGAGAAGACGCTTGTAGCTTGCCTCTAGCAAAAGCGCCCAGCACATCAACCGACCACTGACCAGCTGACCCCCTTAGCGAACCAAGAGCGACAACCTCATCAGGCGTCGGAGTGACTGCCAGGGCAAGAGTGCCAGGCAAGAAGGCTACCAGCGAATCCATTGGTAAAGACTTTTCAACAGCCCACAGCCTCGCCTTGGCGCGGAGAGAACCAAGGAGAGCCTCACCCATGGGCCTGAAAAGTCGGACCGCCTGGAGATGTGCCAGCAATTCCGGGCAAACCCAGAGCCACCGGCGTCCTTCCTCCGAAGAGAACCAGACCTGCACCAGGGGCAGTCGCTGTAGCTCACGACCGCCCTCCCCACCACACGTAGTCTCGGTAACACCACCGAGTTTCGCCCCGGAACCCGTGAAGATGGATCCCATCCAGGCCATTGCCGCGTTGGCCCGAGTCGAGCAGTCGAGGTCTTCCCACCAGACTGGCATCGTCTCGGTCAACTTGGCCATCGCGTTGGTGAAACGCGACCGTGGCCTGTGACGAATGCGCTCCTTCACCACAGGAGCGTCAGCACCGCTATCACGTGCTGGATCTTTAGACACCAACGATTCAACCTCATCCCGCAAAGCATCGGGTGCAAATAGGTCCCCGAGGATGCGGTCCATCTCATCGTTAGTGTGAGCCGGAAATTCATCCCAGAATCCTTCGCCGCCGCGAAGAACCTGTTCCACGTCCAACCGGTGCTCGTCTCCGGCGGATGTTCCAGTGCTGGAACTCATATTGTCATAAAAGGGCTTGTGTCGCTAGCCCAAGCGGGTGGTACGGATTATAGTGGTTACCAAGCCACTAATCAAGTCTCATCACACTGTTCTCAACTAGGCCGCTAGCAGCCCTTTTAGCAGCTGTGACGGGTGTTTGCGCCACCAACCGGCCAACTTATCGGGAGG